TTGAGAATATTGATACGACTATTACAGTCCGGTTTCAGCATTAGCACTACCACCGTATGTGTTAGCCGAGTTTTGTACTCCACCACCAAGTGATGGATCGGCAACAATAGCGCGGTTGTTGAATGCTGTGGGTCCTTGACGGCTCCAGTAGTGGTACGCAAGGGTCACCTGACATGTGACAATCTCTCCGTCTGAGCCAACGTTGTACTCAAGGGCACCTACTTCTGTAGGATATATACCCCATAGCACGTATTGTGCATGAGAAGCACCCATCTGGTCGAACAAACTGATCACCATGTAAGCGTCATTACTACGAACAATACTACCTGCGGTGGTACGGTCGTCAAACACTGCTGTGTTCCAGTCTTCGAATATCCGACGGATGTTCAACTGTTGGTCTAGTCTAAACGTCACGTTCCATGCATCACTTCCAGGGTACTTAGCGTTACCTGGTAAGTTGAAGTCCACGCCGTGGAAGTTGACCGGTACATTGGTCACGCTTCTTGCGGGAAGTGTGGTACTCTCTACCAACAACTTGTTTTCTACGTCATTGATACCTGCTGGTACGTCCTGACCGAAACCGGTGTTGATACTAGTAACACGGAATTGGTGTTGTCTAGCTACTTCTCGGACAATTAGATTGTCGTAAAAGTGTTCAATATCATATTCTGTTATATCTGCCATATCTGTTTTCTCCTAAAATTATTTAGTCTCTAGTCTCCTTATCCGACCAACTCACCAAAGTTTTGATCTGTTCTGGTTGCGTAGAAGTTGACCAAGATGAACTCGGCGAACCTTACTGGTTTGATGTATATATCAATCACCATCTCGTTGTTATCAATAACAGCAGGTGGGTTGTTTCTGTCGTCACATACGATTAAGTAGTCATAACAACCTTGCGTGCTCTTGACCCGTTGGAATATGGGTGTGAGGACCGCGATTATGTTCTGACGTGTCGCAAATGTATTGGGTTCAAATACGAAGTACTTGACTGTCTTACGAACTGCTTTCTCCAAGTAGAGGAACATACGACGGACGTTGATTCTGTCGAACGCACTAGGTTTGGCTTGCAATGTTTTCTGACCAAATATCACGTATCCATCACCAGGGAACCACGCGATTGGGTTGACCCCAATTTTGTAGAACTGGTCACGTTGTTTTTGATTTGGACGTAACGCAATTTCCAACGCATTTGTTATCAAGCCTCTGGTGAAACCAGCTGGTGCGAACCAGGGTTGATATATTGAATCGTTTGTAGCAAATGACGCTGCAACAACACCACTAGGCGGTGCCCAGAAGTTTTTGTCTTGAGTTGCATCATATTGCTTCACCCAGGTACCATAAGTTGCAGCATAGTTTGTGTTCACCACACTCATCAAATGTTTCATTGGATAAAAGATGTGCTGACTGAAGTTCTTGGTTGTGTCCTTGGAAGCAACACCGTTTCTACCTTGTACAAAGATGTGACGTAACGGGTCAATCAATGTGATGTGGTCTTTTCTACGGTCTTGAGCAAAGATTACCAATGAATCTACACAAGATTTCCAGTTGTTTACTACCTCTTGTCCAGTCCAGGTCTTGACTCCTTGTAAACCTACCCAATCAGCTGCAGCTCCTGTGCTGTCACTAATTGTGTTGGAGAACAATCCGGATGTGTCCATCACCGCATCATCATCATATGCAACAATGATGTCTGCATTGGCTGGATAAGAATCTGCAAGGTCTGCTACCGCGGTTACACCGTCATCAATAGCTTGTTTGAGACTGGATACCTGTAAGTCATCAACTGCGGATTGGTAGTCATCGTAGTCGTTCTTGTCTAACCAGCTTCTTAATGCTTTGTACTTCGTCTCTTCTTGTTTGTACTTGACGTAAGTTGAAATAGAAGTTAATCCGGCATCACATGTGATATCGATGTCCCATTCATCAAGATTGGACAACTTGTCAAAGTTACGTTGAATCTTGGCGTTCACACTACCGATGCTCTTTTTGGAGCTGGCGGGAACCTCTTCTTGATAACTACCGGTGGCCCACACATACTTTTGAGCTTCAGGGTGAAACTTGATTGTGGTGTTGGGTACCAATGGATTCTCTGTGTCTGTCAAGAATGTACCGGTGTTTTCCGATATAAACTTGTTAGCGAAGATTGTGAGAACGGAGCTGTTAGCATCAACTGTTTCAATGTAGAAGCTCTTGGGCTTACCACCACTGATGTTGGCTGTTTGCTTGTATGCATCCATACTACCAATGTGTCCTTCTTCAAGACTGAAGTCCAACATGGTTGTGTCTGTCGCATAAATACTTTTCTTGAGCTTGAAAACTCCAAGACCGATAACGTCACGATTCTCATCGTTAGCGATATCATAGTTTGGTGTGTTTTCAAACACTTCACTCATGCTTCCTCCAGCACCAGTCACTGTGTGAGCTGTGGTTTTGAAGTTTTGACGTACAACTGGTACATCGAAGTACGTTCCTTGAATACCGAAGGTTTTACAGCCTTGGATAGCATCAAAGAAATTAGTTTCATTATCTGTACCATCGTTGATGGCAAACTGCATGTTGTCTCCAAATGCGAGGTAGTAGCCTTCGAAATATGTGTTGATGGTTGTTTGAGCTTTGTTCACGATGAACATACCAGCGTACTTGGCACGTTTCACGAAAGCGCGGAGCTTGCGTTTACCGTTACTGTCATAATTGTCAGGGTCGATACCAGGTACATCTGCATTAAAATAAGCTGGTAAGTCAGAAAACTTACAAGCATTCTGTTGTTCAGTACCTACCTTTGAAAAAATTGGGTCACTGTAATCAACTGTACCGTCGGAATCTTTCAATGGTACCAAACAATGCTCTTCAAACGAAATTTCACCATTTTTTACAGCTTGATACTCTTCTGGTAACAGATCCATACGAATCGGGGTACCAAACACAAGTGTTGTGCTGTCAGAGATGCTACCGAGCGTGTTGCTAGGAGTACCATCTGCGTTGTAACCGTCACCGTCACCGGCAGATACTTGTTGGTCCGCACCTGTGAGGGCACTTTTTTCTGTTAAAAAGCTTCCGGACAGTGGATCGGCCCAATGATCATCACCGCTAACAGGTAAGCAAAGAGCACTGAATAGCTCGTCGGTGAAACCTTCACCTTTTTGATTACCGTAAGGTAAGCGATTGACCAGCACGTTAGCAGGACTGTTGAAAGTCGATTTTACTGTGTGGTAAAAATACCTTTCAGCTGCGTTAGTGGGGGTACCATATATTGTCTCGAATTCTGAGAAAGTGCTAACGATCAAAGTTTCGTCGGTTGGTCCATTCGAAGAGAATCCTTGAATAAGGACATTTGTACCGATTGGGAACGATGTGCGTGAGCTAAGATCGATCTCATTAATTTCTACACCAGGGGATTGAATTGTTCTTGCCATAATAAATTTTCCTTCCTAAGTATTTAGTCAGCTCCAGAACAATTTTTTCTGAATTTTAGACAATTTTAACTTTTAATTGGTG